GCCGTGCTAAGTACAATGCAGCCACAGGATCAAACCTCAAAGCGCCACAGCCACAAGGCGGTGCACGTAAGAAGTCATTCTGTGCCCGTATGTCTGGTATGCCCGGTCCGATGAAAGATGAAAAAGGCAAGCCTACCCGTAAGGCTGCTTCACTAGCAAGATGGAAGTGCTGATATGACCGAAATTACATTGACAGACCGCGAAGAAGCCATCGCCAGAAAAGCGGCGAAGCTGGCTATTGAAGAGATGTCTGGCGAGTTCTATAAAAAAGTTGGTAAGACTGTTGTAGAAAAAGCGTTGATCTGGATTGGCATGTTGATTGTTGGCTTTGTGCTTGGCAAAGGCTGGATCATTAAGGTTTAATATGCCAAGTAGCTCTAAAAAGCAACACAATTTCATGGCTGCGATAGCCCACTCGCCGTCATTTGCTAAAAAAGTAGGCGTCCCACAGTCTGTCGGAAAAGACTTTAATGACGCTGACAAAGGAAAGAAGATGAAAGCTAATCCAATGAACCCAAAGAACCCGCCTAGCAATGCTAAGGCTATCAAAATCCCTAAGAGCAGCCATAACCGCGCTGATCTCCAAAAGATAAACAACCCAAAAACCAACCAAGGCTCTGCGGAGCTTTTCAAGAAAGGCGGCGATACTATGGCTACTAAGATGAACCCCGGCTTCATGGCAATGATGGCAAAGAAAAAAGATGGCGCTAAAAGCGCCATGCCTGCTGCGCTAGCAAAACATGCGGCTAAGCCTGCTTCCAAAGCTCACGCTGGCCTCAAAGCCGGTGGTATGACCAAGATGGGCGCTATCAAAACCAGCCCTAAGCCTGACGGCATTGCCCAGCGTGGTTTGACCAAAGGTACTCAAGTCACCATGAAGAAAGGTGGGAAGTGCTAATGGCTAAAGACTACAAATATACAGACTCTACTCCGGTAGATGAACCTGTTTCCCCACCCCCAAAACAAGCAGCTAGCGCGTCAAAACAAGCGGCTAGCGCCCCAAAGAAAATGGCTAAAGGTGGCTCTGCTTCTTCTCGCGCCGACGGTTGCGCCCAACGGGGTAAAACACGCGGCACGCAAGTTACTATGAAAAACGGTGGGATGTGCTGATATGGCTACCAGATGGGACAAAGTACCCGGTTTTAAAGACGACGTTGTAAAGCGTAGTTTTGAAGACATGGACAAAGTCAAAAAAGCTGCAAACGTAAATTCGTCCGGCTTAAAGGGCGGGGCTCGTCGATCAGTAATAGAAGCTGGAGGCCGTGGCTTAGCTAGAAACATTGGTCGTGGTGCATTAGGACAGGGCGCGTTAGAAGCTGGGTATGCCGTAGGCCGTGCAATTGACGAAAAGACCGGGGCAGGTAAAAAGATTGTTGACGAATCTGGCCTTGGTGACTTAGCTGAGCGCGTTGCCAACAGCCGTGACAAAGTAGAACTATCGGAAGACGCCAAGAAGCGTATTGCTAGGGGTGATTTAGATACGGAAGAAATTATCCCGGCTAAGAAAAAGTCCGCTACCAGCAAAAATATGTCTATCGAAGGCAAAATGTACGCTGGTCGCAACCCGGAAATTGATGATGACACACGGGAATCTGCTGGTAACTACAAACGCGGCGGAAGTGTTGTTTCTAAAGCATCAAGCCGTGCCGACGGCATTGCACAGCGCGGTAAAACCAGAGGTAAGTACCTATGATTGCCAGTCGCGGTATGGGTAACATCAACCCTTCCAAGATGCCCAAAGGCAAGACGATCACCCGTAAGGATGATCCGAACAAGGTCGAGGTGTACGCTGCTGGGGGCAAAGTAAAATCTAAAGTGAATGCGGCGGGTAACTATACCAAGCCTGAGTTACGCAAACGGATTTTCAACAGCGTCAAAGCTGCAGCAATTGTAGGTACAGGCGCAGGGCAGTGGTCCGCACGTAAGGCTCAAGTTATGGCTAAACGGTATAAAGCCGCAGGTGGCGGGTACCGTGACTAGTATGAAGGCCCCTCAAAAATCGCTCAAAGATTGGGGCGATCAAAAATGGAGAACCAAAAGTGGTAAAAAATCTTCTGACACAGGTGAAAGATACCTACCAAGCGCTGCGATTAAAAGCCTCAGCCCTAGTGAGTATGCTGCAACAACGCGTGCGAAGCGTGCTGGCAAAAAAGCCGGGAAACAGTTCGTAGCACAGCCAAAAACAATTGCAAAGAAAACAGCGGGATTTAGATAATGGCAAGTTCAGGAACCTCAGCGTTTAATCTAGACCTCACCGAATTGGTAGAGGAGGCGTTTGAACGTGCGGGTTCTGAACTCCGCTCGGGATATGACCTGAAGACGGCTCGTCGATCTCTTAACTTACTGTTTGCTGACTGGGCCAATCGTGGTGTAAACATGTGGACGTTTGAGCAGGGGACGATTACCTTGACTCCGGGCCTATCCACTTATGCCCTACCCGTGGACACTGTAGACCTTTTAGAGCACGTTATACGTACTGGCGCAGGCACTGCCTCGACACAAGCGGACCTAACAATTACACGTATTAGTGTGTCTACCTACGCTACGATCCCTAACAAACTTCAGCAAGCTCGCCCCATTCAGATTTGGATACAGCGGCTTGACGGTGAGCGGTCAGCTATTGGTACAGTTTTGACAAGCGCAATCACAGCTACAGACACTACGATTAGTGTAGCTACTACAGTAGGTCTGGCTACATCTGGCTTTGTAATGATTGAGTCAGAGATTATCTTCTACGGCGCTGTTTCTGGTACTCAGCTTCTATATTGCTACCGTGGACAGGCTTACACCACTGCGGCATCGCACATCAACGGAACTCCCGTATATGCGCAGAACTTACCCTGCGTGACAGTATGGCCTACCCCAGACAACACTACTACTTACCAATTAGTTTATTACCGCATGCGCCGTATTGACGATGCAGGTAACGGTGTAAATACAATGGATGTACCGTTCCGGTTCTTACCCTGCATGGTGGCAGGTTTGGCTTATTACTTGGCTCTGAAGGTCCCTAACGGGGCAATGCGGCTGGACATCCTTAAAGCACAGTACGATGAAGCATGGCAGCTTGCCGCAACGGAAGACAGGGAATCAGCGGCGTCGCGGTTCGTCCCGCGTCAGATGTTTATAAATTAAGTTATGGACGAGCAACTTTTTTTAGCATGGGCAGCGGGTTTCTTTGATGGAGAAGGTTGTGTCATGGTTGAAAAGTCAAAAGAAATTAAGTGTAAACATGGTTTTCGTACTAGCCTCCACGCTACAGTAACCCAAACAAGTAAGCCTTGCCTAGAATTGTTTTTAAAACGCTTTGGCGGTAGTATTACAACAACAGAAACTCGGGGCGAAAATGCGCGGCGGTGGGCTGTGCAGTACCGCTGGATAACCCGCAACGAAGAAGCCTTACAGTTCCTGCGAGCTATAGAACCTTTTGTTGTTGTAAAACAGTCCCAAGTTAAGGCCGCGCTGGAATACCCTTTACGTGCGGATAACGGCAAAATGTACGGACGTCCCGGTAACCCTATACCAGAAGCAGTAATGCAAGCAAGGTTAGATTTGCGTATGGTGTTACAGGACATACGAAAAGATATGAAAACCCCAGCAAAAACTGTTGAGGTGCAGCATGGGTAATAGGTTTGCATCGGGAAAAAACTCAATAGCCGAATGTGATAGATGCGGATTTCGGTATAAACTAAAGCAGCTAAAGAAAGAAATAGTTAAGCTTAAAGAGTACAACTTAATGGTGTGTCCTGAGTGCTGGACGCCGGATCAACCGCAGTTGCAGTTGGGTATGTTTCCAGTAGATGATCCACAGGCTGTGCGTAATCCGCGCAACGACACGACTTATGTTACGTCGGGCACAAACACAAGTGGGTACCCTTCGGGGGGCTCTAGAGATATTCAGTGGGGTTGGAATCCGGTAGGTGGGGCATCGTTTTTTGACGTTGCGTTGACGCAGAACTACTTGGTTGCAACGACGAATGTTGGTATAGTCAGTATTACGGTTTCATAGGAGTTAATCATGGCATTTACAAAATCCGCAGACGGTGTAGCCTCTAAGGGCAAAACCAAAGGCAAAAATCTAGGTGATAGTGGTCCTTCCGTTGGCATCCAACATGGTGGCAAAGGTACTAAGGGCGGCAAGACTGACGCAGATATGCTGAAGTTAGGCCGTGGTCTGGCTAAAGTAGCTAACCAAAAGCGAGGCTAATATGGCAACACAAAGCATGAAACGCATGGGCAAAGAAGTTGGCCCTGCCAGCCTTTACGCTAAACCCCACACTATGTCGGGCAAGAATGTAACTGTTGCTGAGAACCCCGGCAAAGAACCTAACCGTAGCAAGTTGGATACCTACGACGTGAGCATTGGCGCTATCAGCAAGTCCGCTGGCAACGAGCCAACTAAGACCAACGGAATCAAAATTCGTGGCACAGGCGCAGCTACTAAAGGTGTAATGGCACGAGGCCCAATGGCATGAACTACGCTGCTCTAGTGATTGCTATCTCTGATTACACGGAGAATACTTTCCCAACTGCGGATATGAACACGTTCATTCAGCAGGCAGAGCAGCGCATTTACAACACCATTCAGTTCCCTTCAATACGTAAGAACGTAACGGGTATTTTGTCAACCAACAACAAGTACCTGTCTTGCCCCAGTGACTTCCTTTCGCCTTATTCGTTAGCGGTGATTGAGGGCTACGGAACGGCTACGGAGACGTACCATTACTTGCTGAACAAGGATGTTAACTTCATTCGTGAAGCGTACCCAACCCCTGCGGATACAGCCCTGCCTAAGTACTACGCTTTGTTCGGGCCTACTACAACTGCGGGTAACCCACCTGTACCGACCAATGAGTTGTCGTTTATTCTTGGCCCAACGCCAGATGCACAGTACTACGCAGAACTTCACTACTATTACTATCCTGAGTCCATCACCACTGCAACAACCACTTGGTTGGGTGACAACTTTGATTCTGTGTTGTTGTATGGCGCGTTGGTAGAAGCGGTCACCTACATGAAAGGTGAAGCCGACATAATCGCCCTTTACGATGGTAAGTACAAGGAAGCGTTAATGCTGGCTAAACGTCTTGGCGATGGACTTGAGCGCAGCGATGCGTACCGTAGTGGTCAGTACCGTATGGCCCCGTTGCCCCAGAATAATGGTGTAGTGTAATGATCGTCCAAACCCAGACAACTTCGTTTAAAGCAGAGGTGTACCAAGCGGTACACAACCTGCTGACGGACACCATTAAGATTGCCCTGTACACGTCAAACGCTAACCTTGATGAGACTACCACGGTATACAGCACCTCAGAAGAGGTTGTAGCGTCAGGCTATACAGCAGGTGGCGAGGTTATGACCGGGGTAGCACTTAATACTTCTGGATACACGGTCTACGTCAACTGGGCCAATGTGTCTTGGTCAACATCCGTGACAGCACGGTGTGCCTTGATTTACAATGCCAGCCAAGGAAATAAGTCCATTGCGGTGTTAGATTTTGGGTCAGATAAGACATCTACCACTACGTTCACCATCACAATGCCAGCCAATACAGCCACTTCAGCGTTAATTCGCAGTTCTAACTAGGAGTTTGATATGTCCAACGAAAAAGCACACGGTCTAGACGCAGTAGCAAGCGCACTGACGCAAGCCAACAGCACCGGAGATTCAGCAACTGCCAAAGGTGTTTACACCATGCAGTGTCTTGACGCAGACGGTAATCTGAAGTGGGAAGCACGTTGCCCTAACCTAGTGGTAAACGAAGGTTTACAAGACATGAACGCCCAGTACTTCAAAGGCTCTGCATATACCGCTGCTTGGTATATTGGACTGTACGGCGCTGCGGCTTCTAACAGCCCTGCTGCTGGAGACACAATGGCATCTCATGCTGGTTGGACTGAAATCGTTCCTTACAGCAATGCTACACGCCCTGTGGCTACTTTCGGAACAGCTACTACAGCCAACCCATCGGTACAGACTAACTCTGCTTCTCCAGCATCGTTTACCATTAACGCCACAGCGACTGTGGGCGGTGCGTTCTTGGTTAGCAATAGCACTAAGTCTGGCACGACAGGTGTTCTGTTCTCTGCCTCTGACTTTACAGCCCCCGGAGACCGTTCGGTGGCTTCTGGCGATACCCTCAATGTCACATACACATTCAGCTTGGCTGGCTAAGGATTTAACATGGCACAGTTTAAAAAAGGCGATACCGTCCAATTAAAGGCAGTGGTTCCTCAAGGCCCTGTCATGGCTATGCGTATGGACGACGATGGCAACGTGCAGTACCTAATTGGCTGGACTGTTGATGGTGAGCCACAACAACGCTGGTTTGATGAAGCACAGCTAGAAGCGGTGTAGCCCTTCGGGGTTTGACGCATGTTTGGCTACGCCACCTTTGCTCAGGCTCCCTTTGCCGCCCTTGGGCAAGTCCCAACTACCTATGCGTCTAGCATTGAAGAGACAGCCACGGGGACGGATGTAGCAGCGGCTATACAACTTTTTGTATCTTTTCTGGCAGAAACAGCAACAGGTACAGAGACAATAAGTTCAGCGCAGACGTTTGAGACAGCGGTTACAGAAGCAGGTACAGGCTCAGAGACAGTAAGTTCAACGCAGACATTTGTTACCGGAATATCAGAGACAGGAACCGTAACCGATGTTGACTTAGTAGCCGGAAGCACGTTTACACCTAGTTTGGCAGAGTCTGCGACCGTAACAGACAGTGATTCGGCAGTGCAGGTGTATGTGTCAGCCTTGACGGAAACAGGAACAATTACAGACGCGGCTTCAGCGGCACAGACGTTTATTACCGCCGTGGTAGAGGCGGCTACGGGGACACAGACAGACTCCGCAGCGCAGACATTTGAGACAGCCGTTACAGAGACCGGGACAGTGACTGACGCAGATGCAGCATGGCAGGCGTTCTTTACCTCGATAACCGAGTCTGCTTCGGGGCTGGATGCGTTGGCTACATCGTTCGTGTTCTTTGGGACTGCAGCAGAAACAGCGACCGGTACGGATGCAAGTTTTGGACAGTTAGGGGCTGTGGCGTTTATAAGTGAGACCGGGGCAGTCACAGACTTAGATTCAACAAAACAAACATTTGTCACCACCGTTTTGGAAGGTTTGACGGGTACAGATGCCTTTATAGCTTCTGCGGTGTTCATTGCTGCGCTCCAAGAGGCGGCTACTGGCTCAGATTCGTTCTCAGTGCGGTTACTATGGGAAGTTATCAATGACAGCCAGACCGTAAGCTGGCAAAATATAGGCAGCGCACAGACCCCCGGATGGGGTGTGATTAACGACGCGCAGACTACCAATTGGGTAGTCATCAATACGCAAGGATAAAAAATGGCACTAGTACTGGCAGACCGGGTAAAGGAGACCACTACAACCACGGGCACAGGTACGCTTACATTGCTAGGTGCATCCATTGGGTTCCAGTCCTTTGCAGCCGTCGGTAATGGGAACACTACCTATTACACTATTTCATCCAACGGCGGGGCTGAGTTTGAAGTGGGTATTGGTACGTACACATCCTCTGGGACAACGCTTTCTCGTACTACGGTGCTGTCTTCCAGCAATTCTGGTAGCTTGGTTAACCTGTCCGCAGGCACTAAAGATGTTTTTGTAACGTACCCAGCAAGCAAATCCACTTACGAGACAGCAGGCCAAGAGATATACGCCGGAGCAGACGGCTCCATCTACCTGAACGCAATCACAATCACCAAAGACACCGCCGTACCCGCAAACTACAACGGGATGAGTGCTGGGCCTATAACCGTAGCAAGTGGAATTACGGTAACTGTTGCAACTGGAAGCGTCTGGACAGTCGTATGACCTACCCAAAGCCGTTATTTTTTAATACAATAGCTACATACCCGTAAGGATTTGAGATGACCACATCAGCAACCACGCTCTTAGGATTGGCCCTCCCGGTCGATGGGGAGCTATACGGCACTTGGGGCGATACAGTCAACGACTCTATTACCTCGCTACTAGACACGGCTGTAGCAGGCACGACTACACTCAGCGCGGACTCTGACGTAACTTTAAGCACCACAACGCTCGCGTCAAACCAAGCGCGTCAGGCAATCATTCTGTGGACCGCAGGCGGTACAGCCACTCGGACAATCACAGCCCCAGCACAGTCCAAGCCGTACATCGTAATCAACAAGACTTCCAGCACACAGAGCATCAAACTAGTAGGCGTTGGCCCCACCACTGGGATTACCTTGGTTGCTGGCGAGAAGTGCGTAGCAGCTTGGAACGGGGTTGACTTCGTTAAGGTTGCGTCCTCAGCAGCGTCAAACATAACAGGTGTTCTTCCAATTGCCAACGGCGGTACAAACGCATCTACCGCAGCGGCGGCTCTAACGTCTTTGGGCGTAAACACAGCTACCACAGGCTCCAACGTCATTGCTTCTGGGACGACTGCACAGCGGGACGCAGCCCCGGTCTTTGGCTTACAAAGGGCAAACACCTCAACAAACTCAATGGAGTTTTACAACGGATCAGCTTGGGTTGGTCTTGGCGGCGCATCAGGCGGCACTGGGAATGGTATTCTGTACGAGAACGACATCACCGTAACGGCGAACTACACCATCACTACCAGCAGAAACGCCATGAGCGCCGGACCCCTGACGATAAACGATGGAATCACAGTAACCGTACCGTCTGGCTCGGTCTGGACAATTTTGTAAGGAACAAACATGACAATCACAATTAACGGAAGCGGTACGGTTACAGGCATTACCGCTGGTGGGCTTCCTGATGCCATCATTACACAGCCTGAACTGGCTACTGGTGTGGCTGGTACTGGCCCTGCGTTTAGTGCTTACTTGAGTGCAAACCAGTCAATGACTGTCAACACGTTTACAAAAGTCACAATAGATACCGAAGAATTTGATACTGCTTCTTGTTTTAATAACACGGGAAGTACAGTTGGTGGAATACCTGCCTATGCTTTCCGACCAAATGTGGCTGGGTACTACCAAGTAAATGGGGGCAATTATCCAGCTTCCTCAGTTGTTGTAATAAATATATATATTTATAAAAATGGAAGCGCAATTAAAGGTAGCTGGGGAACAAGCACCAGTGCGGTGGCTTCGGCGTTAATTTATATGAATGGCTCAACAGATTACATTGAGTCTTATAGTTATATGAGCGGCACAACTCCAAGTTTGTTAGGCGTTGCTGCTCTTACATTTTTTCAAGCCTATCTAGCGAGGTCAGTATGACACTCTACGACAAAATCAAAACCTTGTACCCCGAACTCACAGACCGTGACTTTATGGATACCATCCGTCTACAAAACGACAGCGATGGCAAAGGTGACTACATTGCTGCTTGGAACCATCCAACCTATGCACGACCAACACAGGAGCAATTAAATGGGAGTTAAACTCGCAGCGGCAAGCGGTGGAAGCATCGAACTTGTCCCAACAAACACAGCTAGTAACTTTACGGTGACAGTTCCGGCGGCTACAGGGACTATGGCACTACAGAACGGCACTGGTGTCGGTAAGGTATTGCAGGTTGTAAGTGCGGTATCGACTTCAACTATAAGTACAACTTCAGCTACCACTGTCATCACAGCAAGTATCACACCCTCTAGTGCAACTAGTAAAGTTATGACTTTTTTTGCAGGTGAAATAAACAGTGTTCCAACAGCAAATTCTTATGGGTTTTTAAGTCTTACACGACCCGGCTCAAACCTTGGTGGGATTTCGCAGGTGGGTGTCAATACAGCCATTGACGTACTAGCAACAGGAGCAAAAAATTATTTAGATTCTCCCGCCACAACATCCCCTATTACTTATACCTTAAGTGTGGGGAAAGGTAGCGGCTCAACAGCGTCAGCTAGTGCTTTAGCCGGAACATCAATTACTTTAATGGAGATTGCAGCATGAACAAGCACACAGCAATTATTGCAACGCACTCCACTGTTGTAACCATCCGTGGCGATGAAGCCTTTGATGCTGCTGGCAACCCTGTCCAATACAGCGAGGCTGCTGTGCAAGCCTACATAGATGCCAACGCATACAAAGACAAACGTGCCGCAGCATACCCATCAATTGCATACCAACTTGACCTGCTGTACCACGGTGGCATGGACACTTGGAAGGCAGCAATCACAGCGGTAAAAGAGGAGTTTCCAAAATGACCACATCAATAGGCGGCACAACCGTCTGACTTAGCTTTAAAAATAAACATGAACGCTCACATCTACCTCGTAACCAATACTGCCAACGGAAAGCAGTACGTTGGGCAGACTGCGACAGACGCTAACAAGCGTGGTCATGGTCGGGTAATGGTTCAAGCGTATAAAAAACATGGGTTTGATGGTTTTACTTACGACCGTATTATTTCTGGAATAAACGACAGAAACACGTTAAATTGCATTGAACGCTTTTGGATTGCAACTTTTGACTCTGTTGTTCCTAATGGGTACAACCTCGAATCTGGCGGTTCTGAAGGCCAAATATGGACTGACGAGCGTAGGGCCAAGCATTCTGCTGCAAGAATAGGAAAACCTTTAAATCGTCCTCTTGGTAGCAAATCAGGAATGAAGGGCAAAGTATACCCAGAGTCAGGCAAGTTAAAATTGTCGCTGGCTTTAACTGGTCGTGTTAGCCCGAATTGGGGCAAATTGGCAAGTGAAGAAACCAAGGCAAAAATGAGCGCATCACAAAGGCAATACTGGGATTCTTTGGAAACTCATCCTAATGCTGGGAAGATTCCATCCTTAGAAACTAGAGCAAAAATGTCGGCATCAAAACGCAGCCAAGTTCAATCGGAAGAAACCAAACGCAAACGCTCTGAATCCATCACGGCGTGGCATAAACAACGTAAGGAGCAGATATGTCTGTAAGCATCGGGGGAACGGCAGGGGTCACATTTAATGACGCATCTGTCCAAAATACTGCGGCAACTGGCTTCGGGTTTAAATCAAGAATCATCAACGGCGCAATGGTTATTGACCAGAGGAATGCGGGGGCGAGTGTTACGTACTCAAATTCCGGCGGGTATACTTTAGATAGGTGGTTGTTTGACAATACTACTGATGGAACTGTTACTGTCCAACAAAGCTCTACTGCACCAGTTGGATTTTCCAATTCATGTTTGGTGACTGTTACAGCGGCAGATGTTTCATTGGCGGCGACACAGCGATGCAGAATTAGACAAGCAGTTGAAGGATTTAATGTTGCTGACCTTGGTTTTGGTACAGCATCTGCTTCGACAGTTACTTTATCGTTTTGGGTTCGTAGTTCTTTAACTGGAACATTTGGCGGGGCCTTAAATAATGGCGCTGCTGATAGGTCATACCCATTTAGCTATACCATTTCTGCCGCAAATACTTGGGAACAAAAGACAGTAACTGTTGCTGGGGATACCTCTGGAACTTGGCTGACAACAACTGGAATTGGCCTTACTGCTCAATTTGGACTTGGCATTGGTTCTACTTACAGCGGAACTGCTGGTGCATGGGTCGGCTCACAAATAATGTCAACGACTGGAGCAACCAGTTTAATCGGCACAAACGGAGCCACCTTCTACATCACGGGCGTACAGCTTGAAAAAGGCAGCACAGCCACTAGTTTCGATTACAGACCTTATGGGACTGAGCTTCAGCTTGCACAGCGGTATTACCAGCTAGTCTCAAGTTTTACTGCGGCTGGAAATGCCGCGACTCAGGTAGCCGCTGTAGTACCTTTTCAAACCCCAATGAGAAGCGCCCCGGCATCTGGCGCTCAAGGGATTCTTGATATGTCTGACGGTACTACTGACTTTACTCAAAGTTCTGCGGCTGCTAATATTCTTGTCTCACAGTCAAACAGCATAATTTTGCTGTTACCTAATTTTACAAGCATAGTGGCAAACCGAGTATATTTAGGTTATAGGCTTTCAAATTCAAACAAAATTACATTGTCTGCGGAGTTATAAAATGTATAAGTTATTTAATTACAACGGCAATACAGTTTCAATTATTCGTGTGCTAGATAATATCTCTATTCCCCTTGTAGAAGACAACACAGACTACCAAGCCTTTTTAGCTTGGCTTGCTGAAGGCAACACACCACTACCTGCGGACGCATGACATGAACCAGTCCGAACGCGCTGAACTTGTTGCCGATATTGCCGAGGCAATTAGAGCATCATCTACTCTGTCTGAAGATGAGGTGCGTTGGGTCAAACTTGCCATTGAAAAGCAGGAACAGTCAATCAAACTGCGTCAGGCCATCATTGAAAAGACACTAGGTGGTTTGGTGTGGGCTGCATTGGCTGGACTGGCTTACATCGTGTTCGACTTCTTAAAGAACCACGGATTCAAGTGATAGATGCAATTGCTTCAGCACAGATACCTTGGCCCAACACGGAAACAAAAATCGTGCTGGTGTGCCGCGTCGTGCTGCCGCAAGAAAAGTATGGAGCCAATGAGTTTTTAGACAAAGACGGGAGGGTTTGCAGGTGGGTTTTGGAGGTCAAGAATGTTGGACCCAATTAGCGCATTCGCAATAGCCCAAGGAGCCATCAAAGGTATTCAGGCC